TCTTCATGCTCACTATCTTTCATCAAGCGACCTGATCCCATAACATGGTAACCAACCGGTATTTTCTTACACTTCTTTGAAGTGAAGCAATAGTAGTAACCCTTCTTGCAGGATTTTTTCATTATTACTATTCAGTCTTATTATTATTTAGAAAACCTTGCTTGAGTAGTTTTTGAAGTTCTGAAGTAGAACCAACAAATACTGCATTGTTTGTAACAGTATTAGGTCCTTTAGAAGTTACATCTTCTTCAACATCTTTCAGTTTCTTCTGCAAGTCAATTAACTTATCAGTTGTATCAGCAACACTCTTAATCAACTGACCAGCAACTTCATATGCTCTGGGACTTCCTCCTTCGCCAGCAAGTTCCATAATTCCATTGATTGCCTCTTGTCCCTTTTCAATCAATGAATATAAGTTTGCCCTTGTATACTCATAGTCCTTTGAGATATCAGTCTTTTGCTCAGGTTTTACAATACTCTTTGGAGTATTATCAACCTCAACAATGCTGCTCTCTACATTTAGAGCATCATCAATAGCATCAAATTCTGGCATAAGTATTAAATATCAGATTGGTTTGTAGGACTGTAAGACTTAGAATCTCCAAGATATTCCCAAGTTTCACTAAATCCAAAGTCATCTCCAGGATCTGCATCAATAGGATCTGGGACAACTGTATATCTCATCTCTCTCTTAGCAGTTGTTCTGTCAGTATCTGCGTAAGTGTCAACAATGACCTTGCGAATCAACCCTTCAGGATTATCTGCAACAGGACCGAAGAGATATGTTTTTGCTGTAAACTGCAATCTATATATCAGAGCTCTTCTTGTGGAAAAATCTCCTTCATAATCATCTTGAAATGCGACGCTATTAAGAACAACTGGAATATCTCTCTTTTCTCCAATAGATTCCACCAAGTCTACTGTTAAATTGAAAGAAGGTTGAAAATATGGGAGAATCTGCTCAACAATTTGCAAAGCATCATCATTCAATTTTGATAAAATACTCAGTTCAAATCCAATATTATATGGGACAGGCATATAAACTTTTTTCATATTGCTGTTACCATCAACAGCTCTAAAAGTTTGAGTTACTCCCGCTTTTCTTGTTGCATCATAATCAATAGAAGTCATCTCAAATGACATTCTTGGCAATGTAATTTGAACAGGTTTGTTTAGATCTGCTTGCTGCTCAAGCCTTGCCAAAAACTTTTGAGTAGGTCCATATGCAAGAGGAACCTTCATATCACTGATCACAGAATCGGAACTATTTTTATGTTGAATATGAATATCATTAAAAAGAGTTCCGAAAGCAATAATTGTCTTTCTAATGATTTCGTGATAGTAGTAAGTTCCTAACATTAATAGTTACCAAATGGATTTGATTCTGAAAAATCTAAAATAGAATCTGCTTCTGTTTCAATTTCTTCGTTTTGCTTGTATTTATCGGGAGCAGTAGTGTTTGCGGTGGAGACCCTAACATCATAGGCAGCACCAGACTTTGCTCCAGTAATTGTTTCACCTGGAGCAAAGGAACCGTTAATATTGCTGACCTGTAGTGTATATGTGCTACTAGTCCATCTCTTAACTCTTGCAGTTGTTCCAGATACAGATCCTGTTACAACTTCATTTCTCCAATAAGTTCCTACACCAACAGTTTCAGCAGCACCGACAGTGACAGTTGGAGGACCATCATATCCAGAACCTGAATTAATAATATACAATTGTGTGACCGTTCCTGTAGACCCAACTACGGCACGTGCAGTTGCTGTTTCAATTCCAACATTCGGTGATGAAATTGTAACAATAGGTGTTTCTGCATATCCAGCACCAGCATTAGTGATTGTGAGAGATGTAACACCTCTAACAGTATTGTTAGTTGCTATACCACAAGTCGCCGCAGCCCCAGTCCCTCCACCTCCGACAAATGATATGGTTGGAGGTTGTATATATCCTGAACCAGAATTTGTAATTAAAATTTCCTTAATGGAAGTTACATTACTTATTGTTGTAGTTATAGCAACAGCAGTTGCAGTAGTTCCTGATCCAACATCTGGTGAAGAAAAGACTACTGTAGGGGCACTTGTATATCCTCCTCCATCATTATTAAGAGTAATATTTTTAACATAACCAGTTTCAATTCCTGCTGTAGCAGTAGCGGTAGTTGTTCCAGCACCTGCCATTATCAGGTCTATAATGTAACCAGTTTGTTCCATGACATCACTGATTTCATCGACAGTCGTATCAATAACTTCATCTTCATATTCGAATAGTTCACATTTTAATTCGTAAACATAATTTTTTCCTAATTGGTAAAAAGGATTTTCATGTTCTACAAATTTGACTTCAAATATCCTTTGACCTAAGGGAAAATAAATTAAATCACCTTCTCTAGGTCTTGATGATACAGTAATCTCATCATCATCCATGTCATCTAGGAATGGTGAAATGAAATCTTCAAATCTTTCTTTGGAAACAGTTAAAGATAACTCATCTCTAATACTTACACCAAATTTTGTCATTATATCACCAGCGCCACTATAACCATCAAAGTTATTAATGTATGCTTCCAATAAAAAGTTATCATCAAATGTTGATGATTGAATCTCTTCAATAATAGTTTGTTTTCTTACAAACTTTCTTGGGATGTAGGTTACTTCTACACCATAAATCTTGAGTTGCTCATTGATCAACTCCTGTACAAGTCTTTGCTCGCCATAAGAGCCTTGTAAGAAAAAGGGATTTAGTGCCATTATCCAATAAAGTCGTAGGGAGGAAGTTCATAATCCATTGCCATTCTTGACTTTATCTCTTGCAACTCTCTTTCAGCATCATCATACAGTTGTCTTCCATTCAATTCAATTCCACCTGGAAGTTTGACTCCATTAAACTTAATAAGATTTTGACCCCACTGTCTCTTTATGAGAGAGGTCAAATAAAGTTTTAAGAAACTATCGTTATAAACTCCAGTAAAAGTATTTGGATCTAAAATTCTATAGCAATCTAAAACTATGTAATCTCCAGCGGTCTGGGCACCCCAATCAATATCCAAATACAATCTATTCTGTCGTTTGTTAAATCTTATTTGCTTATCGGTAGTCAGTAAGAAATCAATATCTTCAAGATACGATTTTGTCATAGCATACTGAAGAAGTTCTACAGAATTAAAATAATATAAATCATTCAAGAATAATTGATATTTAATACTAAACATTCCACCAGATATTGAACTGGTGTCGAATCTAAAAATCTTTTCAACACCAATTACTGAATCTGGAATCTGTATAAAGTTTGCTGTCTCATAAAAACTTGAAGATACTGATCCATATCCAGTAATATTTGTTGAGGTTGCTGTGGTTGTTGTTATACCTGTTGTATTAATGCTTCCGCTTTGATTTGTTGCCTTACCTCTATTAATATCATCCTGAGAAATTTGATATTTGAGATACATTCTTTCAATACCATCAAAGTGTCTCTCTTGGAAATACTGGAGAGCATCATCAACCAAATCATCAATTTGGTCGTCGTCTACGTTAATTTCCAATACTGGAGCACCTAAACGCCTAAGACAATAATCAATAAGTTCTTGGCGTGTTGATGGTTTTGCCATTAGAATTCCTCAGAGGATGAATTATCTGTTTTTGATGGTTTTCTGTTATTTTTTACTTTTAATTTTTCAATTTCATCATTTTGCTCATTGACCTTTCTCGTCAATGCATCAATCATTTGATTTGAACTTAGCAATCTTGCTTCTAAAGCAATAACTTGATTAAACAAATCAGAAGACTTTTGTTGATATACTGCAATAAAATTTTTATAATCGTTTTCAGTCATATTAAAGATATTAAAAAGGGTAGGATTGCTCCTACCCATATTTATAAGTTATTCATTATTTATTATCAGAATGTGCCACAATCAATTAAGGTATTTTCCAAAACTACTTGACTTTGAGTGCTATCAAAATAGAGAACTGTAGATCCTGCTCCAGCAGGATTTCCACTTAAATCGTTAATGAATAATTTTCCAATTTCAACATCTGCATATGTTACTGATGAAAGGACATTAGTAACTGATTCTGTGACAGATGAAGCAATTGCAATTCTTGTTGCCGAATCATCCCAATATACAGCAGCTTGTTTTGCTGCGCTATCAAAATAGTGGAAGATAATACCGATATCAAGATTTAAGTCTGAAGTGGGTGGAACAAGAGAACCCGCACTATTGATCAGACCAACTTCAATTAACTTATCTTCAACAAGAAGTGATTCGGTATTTACTTCTGTTGAATTTCCAGTTACAAACAGATTTCCAGCAACTGTTAAGTTGGTGCTAATTGCAACAACTCCAGTTGTATCAGCAATTGTGATGGATGCTGTTCCATCATTTGCCTTAATATTTGATACTTCAAGATTTGTTGTATTAACGTCAGTTGCAACCGTTAATGTAGTGCCATCAAAGGTGAGATTACCACTATCGGTAATTTCACTAGAAGCACCAGCAAGAAGAACGCGTTGGTTAGTTAAAGTAGAAACAACTAAGTTGCTTGAGAATGTTGAAACACCAACAACATTCAAATGATCGTCAATAACTACACGACCAGTTGCAGAATCTAATGTAAGATCTCCTGCAGAAGTGTCAATTTCAGAATTGCCGCTAATACCAATTTGTACTGCATCAACTACAGCACCAGTTGCAAATGTACCAATTCCAGAGAAATTTGCGTGTCTCCACCTCTTTGGATCTTGACCTTGACCAATATCGAACGAATCGTCCGAATTTGGTATAAGGTTAGAAATAAATTCACCAGCAACATTGATGTCATCAGTGTCAGCGTCACCAAGATTGATTGTTCCGCCACGGAAGGTTGCGACACCAACAAATTCTGATACACCATCTACTTTCAGATTACCGCCGACATTGAGATTCTTCTCAATACCAACTCCACCTTCTACTATAACAGCACCAGTATCTTTGTCTGTTGATTGGGTAGTGTTACTAAATGTGGTGATTCCAGAAAAGTCTGATACTGTATTGACATCAAGGAAAGTTCCGTTGACTGTCGTGATTCCAGTAAAAATTGTATCAGTGAAACTGAAATTTGAAGAAGACCAACTTAAAGTTCCAGTTCCATCTTCTCTGAGAACTGTTCCCGCAGATCCATTAGCGCCAGGAAGGGTGTAGGTTACAATTCCCGCTAAAGCATCGGGAGATTGTAAGGTAATAAAACTATCACCATTATCCGTCCCTTCTACAAGATTGACGCCACTAGCAGTAGTTGCAGTTTCTTTCGTCCAGTATCGGGTTGATCCGAAAAACTTGTTGTTTGATAGAGTATTATCTAATCCAATATAAAAATCATGTCTGTCAGTCGTAAAACCAGGCTCACCTGCTTTCAACGCTGGCAAATTACTAAAGGCACCTCTCTTAAACTGTAGTACAGGAGTCGCCATTTTTTAACTAATCTTCCTTTTATACTTATTTAGTTGATTTTTTTCTTAGAATTCCCCTGCATCAAACGCATCATCGTCTACACCATCTGATAAATCAACAATCTGTGCACTGTCTACATGCTTGTAAGTTCCAGTAGCACTGTCATACATCAATAGAGTTCTATCTGCTCTATCTGTATTATCCACATCTGTTGCAGCAGCAATTGAATTAGCAGCAGCTTTGTTGGATGCAATTACCTTTTGTCCTTGCCTCTGACCTACTCTAACTCTAATGTTTGCCATTAACGGGTTACTCCTTGACTTACGATTGCCATACCTTCAACCACTCTGTCTATGGTTCCTGCTCCGTCATCGATAAGCAAATCATAAACGTAACGACCAGGTTTGAGTGATGCAGTTTGTGTAGTAGTTAAACCGATGTTGACTTGACCACCAGTTCTATCAGGGAAACTAACAGTAAACGTTGTTATTCCTGTAGTGCTACCAGAATGCTTTCTCATCTCAGATCTACCTGTATAACCAGTTAAATCCAAAATAGAATTAGTATTTACACTTTCTAAAGTAAATGACTGAGAAAATGTTGTGCTGGTGTTAATAACAATATTACTAACGTAAACTGCCATAGTAAAAAATGGTCTTTAGAAGTATTTATGCTAAACCTGAAATAGCAAAGTTCCTGATAACTTCCTGCTGCTTCAGATAGAGTTTAAAGTATGCCTTAGCTAGATTTCTTAATTGATCTCTATCCAAGTCATCAATCATCCTAGCAATTTTTTCATACTCAAACATTCTATTCATTGTTTCTAGTTCAATCTTGTCGGGGTCCATTGACGATCTCCATAAGTAGGGATTTGATTTCACTAATATCTTTTTTCAGACCTTCGATTTCTTCTCTTTGTTTTTTTCTTTCAGACCTCATTCTAATGTATTCATTATATTGAGTGGTATCATTATTGACAATAGCACCTGAATCCTCACGAAACAGGTGCTTGTGTCCTTCAACTCGCATCATCTTACGCAAGAGCGATCACCCTGAGATCTCTGAATCTTGGAGCATATGCTTCATTAGATCCATTCATAACAATTTTAATTCTAAATCCAATAAATTGATCTAACTCATCAACACTAAATTGATATTCAGAGAATTCTCCATCTTTATTAGATGGAACAAATACGTCTGCTCTACCACTATTCTTCTTAGAATCGATTACATCATCACCAAAACCATCACTATCTGTGTCTTTCAAGTTATCATAACCAGGGAACAATTCGAATGTTTGTTCAACACCTTCAGAATCAACCCTAAACAGTTGATAAAGAACTCTAAAGTCTGCAGAAGAATGTCTATATGCTCCAAGGAGAACTTTTAGAGAAGTTGCTGGTTGCTTCAACGTTACCTTTCTAGAAACGTAAATTGCAGAGTGTGGATCACCCTCAACAAGATTTACTGATCCGCTCAATACATAATCATCGATTGGTTGATTGATTCTGTTTCTACCATAAACAATGGCAGTGTTCTGAGTATCAATAACTGGTGAAAGATTAGGATCGGAGGAAGACAATGAAAGACCAAGTGTGAATGACTTATTCTTAGGAAGATCAGTCAATCTTTCAGTCTCATTTTTCTCGGATGCGACCAGTCTTGTAGAAGAAAGACTGTTTTGTTCATTAATCTGAACCGACTCATAACCCTGATCAATGAATGAAGATTCAGATCCATCTGCACTGGTTCCTGAAACAGTTCTGATCTGAGCAGAAACTGTTGTATTTTCACCAGGTGTTATAACGTTGAATTGTGGGAGAATAGTATTGAATTGAATATTTCTAGATCCAGAAATATTATCACCACCAACAGAGTTCTCATCAGTGAAACTGAGTTGGTTATCTCCAGAAGATCTATCAGACCTACCAATTTGAAGATAATACTTGTCAAGATCACCAGCATTCTTCAGTGTGGCATCGGTTGGCATATTATGATCGGTATTAATTCTTGTCAAAGAAATACCATTCAATTCATAAGGATAAACCTTATCTCCAATACCATGAGATCTAATCAAGGAGTTATCAATTCCTCTTGTCCCAATTCCAAGAGTTCCTGCAGGAGCAGATCCTTCAATGATGCTGTTGTAGAAGATAATTTCATTATTGATTTTAAGATATCCACTAGAAGTAGAAATTCCTTCGAATGTTGCAAACGATGTTGTATTAGCAACTGAGATAGTTGTGTCATTTAATCCAAGAGCAGCATTCAATGTTGTTGGGACAGTATTTGGTTCGATATCTGCAAGAGTAACAACGTTGTTGTCCGCGTGCATACCGTGGTTAAACTGATTAACCTCCAAAACTCTTCCATCATAAAGACTATTTGCTACAGTAGATGATGTAATATCTGTATTAGCAAATGCTACAGCAGTTGATCCATCATATACTACCAAATCTTGACCAGAAGTAAACTCTTCACCTTGAACATTTGTCAAATACAGGGTGTCAAATCCATTGAGACCAGAAACTGTAATTTGTGCTCCAGTTCCTTTGGTTACATCAGCAGTTGTAATTCCCAAAACATCACCAACAACGTAACCAGTTCCTGGTGAAGAAACTGCGGAAACGCTAGAAAGTTGATTAGCGGCAAATACTACAGTTGCTTTAGCGCCACTACCAGATCCAGTGATACTGTAAAGAGAAACATTGGTGAATGTTCCGTTACTATATCCTGCACCTACAAGGGTGTTGGAAGTAGTGTTAATTCTTCCACCAACTTGATCAATGTATCCGTGAACTGCTCCAGAAGAAGTAGAATCACTAACTTTTCTTCCTACAGTAAGGAAATCATCGATGGCATCGGTGGTTGTAATACCAACAGTGAGTTTTCTTGGAAGAGTTCTAAGAGAATTAGAAAGCATCTCTGAAGAACTACTTTCAGTGTCGAGAGATGGATTATAGAAGTATGCTGTTCCATTTTGTGAGGTGAAGTTCGCCTTGTAAAGTTTAAACTTCAAATCTTCAAACTGGTTTGCAGTCCATATAGTTCCATTCTGGGACTTGAATAGACTTCCGCCAACATACTGTTTGGTTACAATAACACTTTCAGCATCTGGTAATGTTGTTGTGTTTACTGTTCTTTCACCCATTCTAGCAATCCACGATTCGTAGTTATTAGAATGTGGAGAAAGAATTACCAGAGCATATTCTGTTTCTGGTTGTAAGTAAACTGGAGATGGGAAAGTAACTTTTGTTGCTACAGATCCATCGGTAGATGTATTAACCTGTGAAGGTTCTAACATTACACGAGCATAATCTTCAACCAGTTGATCGGTTGGAGTTCCAAGTTCTACAGTTCTCAGTTCAACAAATACCTTTTCATTTTCATCCTTACTACCGAAGAACAAATCAACAGATGTCAAGAATGCTCCAGTTTCATCAACAGTGAAGGTTTGGGCAAGAGGATCTTTTCCTCCTCCTCCGCCACCGCCTGCTGGTGGCGGTGGGGGTGGGGGTGGTCTTCTAACTATTACTCTAGTCTGTCTGTAAGTATCAACAATTCCGCTAGTAGCATACGTTGTTTCTCCACTACTGATGAGGAGACTTCCTGGTAGTGGGGTTGCATTCGTTGAACTTGAAGTCAACTTGAATGTCTTGGTTCCAGTGGTAAATCTTAATGGTGGCAGTGGTGATGCCAGTGGATCTCTGAAGAAGAATGATCCGCCAACGTCTCCGAATGTATCTGTAATAACTCTAATATCGGATACAGTTGCCTGAGCTCCACTTGTCTGACCAAGGAGAACCATGCCGACAGTGATATAACCACTATATCTACCAACTACTTCATCGGAGAATGACTCTGTATCAATATTCAGAACTGTGGAAGATGCGGAATATGTTGTTGGTAGGGTTACACTTCTATTATATGGATTGAGTGATATGGTTGTTGTTGGATTGTTATAAGTTCCAGTCTTGTGGTTTGGTTGAATTGCTCTGGCGCTAAAGAGTCTTGTTCCACCAATAAATCCATGAACCGTTTCACCAACTGAGAAAACACCAGATGTCATTGAAATTTCAATGAGTTTTGGAATAATGTCAATTCCAGAAATCCCATCAAAGAATGGATAGTATCTTGCAAGAGGTTTCAGACCACCAGCAACAAAGGTTACGTTTCTGGAGCGAATGTGGGTGTCGGGAACACTAGAGATCTTAATTGTTTCGATGAAAGATCCGTTAAAATCACCAGTGATTGATCTTGTTCCACCATCAACATAAATGTTTCTTACCCAGTTGTCTGATGCTGGAGTCAATTGGATTCTACCAATAAACTCAATCATGTTGAATGGGTTTACATTCTCAACTCTAGAAGCGAGAGGTTGTTGAATCCAATCTTTTTCTTCATACTTGAGAGTAATCAAATCTCCTGTCTTTTGGACATTTGAATCTAACAACTTCAGGTTTGAACTGAAATCAGCAGTAGCAACATCCAAGGATGGGTCAATTGCTATTTCTGGTTTTACCGAATAGAAGTCGATAGGTGTTAACAGTTCGCCATTTTCACTATCAATATCTGCTTTTGATAAACTTGAGTCTAATCTTGAGACATCTTTGAAATCATCTACAAAGAATCCACTCTTAAATCTATCGAGACCATCAGCATCTCTTACTTGGAAGGTCTTGGTATCAAGTTCAAGAAGTGAAAGTGAAGTAACGGTTTCGAGAGTTTCAATTCTATCTTCAAGTTTTCCAATATCTCTCATGGTATAACGTCTGTTATCCACAAGATTAATCTTGACATCATCCGTGTGATAAAGATATGCTGGATATTCAATAGTGGCAATATCCATTGCCTCTTCAGCATTAAATGGTGCCTTAGGATCTCTAGAAGATACGCCTTTAATTACGCTAAATGCTCCAGATTTGTCAAGGACTACCTTGTCAATTCTAGGAAGATAGAAGTCATATCCAATCAGAGAACTTTCCTGTGGTGTTACCAGCAAAGTTGGATTAGTTCCAGTTGTAGCAAAGTTTCTGCTACTAAAAGCAAATGGTGAACTGGATGATGATGAGAAAGGTGCAACTCTTGGTCTAAAGTCAAGAGTATCTGATGCTCTTAATCCAGATGGTAAAGTTGGAATGTCTGTCGTAAATCTTTCATCATCATAAGAATTTACGGTATAAACATCGCCAGTATCTGTAGATGGGACAGTGTAACTGTTATATATTACTAAAAGTTTGTGTGATGGAATATATCCATCATTCTTTCTAACAAGTTTTGAATAATCATAATATTGCTCTTTCTGCCCCTTATCAAGATAGAACTTCTGAGTAATATTTTGGTAACTACCCTCCGTTATTGATTGGATAGTTGAAGTGATGGCAGACTCTTCAAAATCTACAATTTCTCCACTAATGAATTTATTTGAATTTAAGTATACAATTTCAACATCAGTCGATGAAGACCTAGTTACAATTTGTGCAACTGCTTTTGAGTCTCTACCTACAATCTTCTCACCAAGGATTGAATTGGTATCTAAAGCAAGACCAGATGGGAAAGATAAAGAATCTAAAGTTGGAGAACTTGTATTGTAAGACTCATATACTGCAATAACATTAATAACATCAGGAACATTTAGAGAAATTTCTCTATCTTCAACTCTTAGACCATAGAAGTTGTTTTGAGTCAGACCAGAAATACTAGTCGAAACTCCAGAAACAGTTTTTTCTACAGTTAATTTATTACTTCTAGAATATTCTTTCTTTTTATTTCTAATACCGTTCTTTTTAACAGTCGTGTTAACAGTAACGTTGCTTGTCTGACTTTGTGTAAGACCTTTGATAGTTACCGTTGTTCCATCTGCATTCAAAGTAAATTGATCGGAAGACAGGTCTTCTACCTGTCCACTGCTATAGTGAACGCTATATCTCTCTGCATCAAATGTTTCAAAGAATGCGCTCGTAATTCCAACAGAAGAGATGGGTATAGTCATCTCACCAAGAGAGTCTGTAGACTCTTCTCTAACCTGTCTGGATACAGTAAGATTTGATCCAGAAAGGTCTACATGAGATACATTGTTGGAACTTATTGGTGCATAAAGACCACCATTTTCACTTACATTTGGTATTCCAAGAGAAAATGTTACGTCGGCATTACTTGCAGGAAGACCGCCATCACAAACCTGATCAACTGTTGCTACTGCAACTACAGTCATTGATGATCCATCCGCAGAAACTGCAGAAACTCTATTAAAAGTCTCTGTAGTTACACCTGCTATTTGATATCTGATGATAGTATCTGTTTTAATTCCTGTGAAAAATTTTCCAGGAGAAGTTACGTTACCACCGGTGGTGATTCTAACAGTATCTGCAATTCCAAAGTTCTTAGGAAGAGATCTTTGTAAAACAGTGTCACCGCTAAAATCTACTTTTAGTTCGGAGGTAATAGAGGTAGAATCTTGGTATACTGACTTGACATCTTGAATTCCGAACTTCTTGATAGATCTAACAGATCTAGAAACTTCCGTAGATTCATTGATAAGAAGTTGTTCACCTTCGATAAAAGTTCCAGCAGTTTGTGTAAGTGTTATTTCTGTTCCCGAAGCAGCAGTTGTTACATACCCAGATGCTCCACTACTTACACCCCTAACATAAGATGTTGCTGGACATTGTGAAGAAGACAGTGTTTGGTTTACTGTTAATTTTGTATATGTTTGAACATCAAATAAGTAAAGATCCCACTCGGTGCTATCATTAGTATAAGTAGCATCAGTAAGACTGTAAGAGTAAACTCTTGCTTCACCAATCTCTTCTGTTGGTGCTGAAGAAATTACGGTTCCAGACTTTCTTTGACTAAAGAGTTTTACAGTGTTACTATTATTGTTTACACCTAAGAATGGAGATCCTGCAACATTATTGACCCTCATCAGGGTTCCAAATTCGAATGGAACCAAAGATTGTGAAATAGATTCCTTATCTCTTGGTTTTTCTACATCAAGTATTGTTGTTGAAACAGTTTCAATATCATACCCTCTAACGTATGCTTTACCTGCAGAAATCT